CCCAATCCGAAGAACTGGAGGAGGCATCCTGAGACGCAGGAGAACGCATTACGTTCCATGTTGGCTGACGTGGGCTTTGCTGACGCGGTAATCGCACGGGAAACACCCGCAGGGCTGGTGCTAATCGACGGACATCTCCGGACTGAGGTGGCATCAGACACCGAAGTTCCGGTCTTGATTGTCGATCTCGACGACGAAGAGGCGGACAAAGTTCTCGCAACGCATGACGTGTTGGGTGCTATGGCTGACACCGACAGCGATATTCTCGCCGATTTACTGGCAGGAATCACCGTCGAGGATAACTCGTTATCTGACATCTTGTCGGAAATGGCGAACCTCGGTTCTGATCTCGACTTTTCGGAGGCGGTTTCAGGAGATGAGACGGACGCTCTGGAGTCGAAATTCGAGGTCGTTATTCTGTGCAATGACGAAGAACATCAGAGGCAATTACTTGATCGATTCTCAATGGAAGGGCTTACATGCCAGAGTTTAATATCCTAAGAACTGCCGACATTAAACGGACGCCGCGCGTCCAACAGGTCGAGGGCATCTTCGACCTCAAGGCCGACGAAGTCAGCCGAGAGGGGTGGACGGTATCAATGCCGCTCGACGAGCAGGAGTGGAACGTTGGACTCATCGTCGGCGCGTCTGGCTCTGGGAAAACCACCATCGCGTCGGAGGTTTTTGGCGACGCCATCAAGGAGTTCGATTGGAAGAAGGGCGAAAGTATCGTCGATTCTTTTCCTGACATCATGTCGATAAAAGACATCACCTATGCTCTGTCGAGCGTTGGGTTCGGCAGTCCGCCGAACTGGTTGCGTCCGTTCCATGTGCTGTCTACCGGAGAGCAGTTCCGCGCCAATCTTGCGCGAGCCATTGTCTCCGACGGGCTGGTTGTACTTGATGAGTTCACCAGCGTCGTCGACCGGACAGTCGCTCAGATCGGAAGCCACTCGATGGCGAAAGCCGTACGGAGACGCGGAGGACAGTTCGTCGCCGTGTCCTGTCATTACGATATCGTCGATTGGTTGCAACCCGACTGGCTGTATGAGCCAGCCGATAACCAGTTCACATGGAGGTCGGTTCGGCGACGACCGGAAGTTTCACTCACCATTCGCCGAGTCAATAAAAGCGCATGGAGTACCTTCAGTCGATTTCACTATCTAAGCCAGAGCATAAACCAGTCGACGACGTGTTTCGTGGCGTTTATGAACGACACTCCCGTCGCATTCGTCGGGGTGCTGTCGTTCCCTCACGCAACCGCGTCCGGCTGGAGACTGTCGAGGACGGTCTGTCTGCCGGATTATCAAGGGCTGGGGATCGGGACTGTCATGGCTGACAGGGTCGCCTCGATGATGCGAGCGACGGGGAAACCCGTGTATGATCGAATGGCCCATCCAGCGATGATATGGACGCGAGCCAAGTCGACGAATTGGCGCATGACGGGAAAGCCGCGCAGGGTGTCACCGACAGGGAAGTCGGCGAGCGATGTTCAAATGGGAGCGACTACAGCATCGGGGCGCGTAACAGCCGGATTCAAATATGTTGGGGCGATAGATTACAGGGGCGCAAAAACCCTCGCTATTATCTAAGGAGAACAGATGCCAGACGATACAAATTACATCTTCGAGAACTACTGGAACGAAGACGAGGAGGGGAATAAGGCATGGGACGGCGTGTATGCTTGGGGGTTTACTAATAAGGAAGATTTCTTAGACCGTCCCAAGAAAAAGATCGACATCGTATTCAAGACGGTGAACTGTCGCATTCATGACGAGTACCGAATCGAAACCCACCTCAACATGCCGGAGCAAGAATGCGAGATCGCAGAAGGTGCGATCGACGCATATCTGAACTCGATGGGCTGTACCGTCTGCGCCGCCGAATCCATTGGAGCAAGCGTCGAGAATTACATCATCCATTTCGTGGAGAAGCTGTGGACATTGAATCCGTTTTTCGTCAAGATTGCAGAGAATATGATCATCACCAACAGGTCAAAACAGGCCCAGACTGACAAGGTGAGCAGGATTACTTATGGCTAATAAACAGACAATGGCTGTGCGACAGCGGCAATTCCGCGTTCTTCAGTCCAAGGTTGCCGGAGCAAGCGTCCGACAGATCGCAGATCAAGAGGGCGTGTCGTCGTCCCAGATTCAAAAAGATGTAACGCGAGTTCTTGGTGAACTCGCCAGAGAGCATGTCGGGATGGCGGATCAGGTTCGAGCGTTGCAGATGGAACGTTACAATCAGATTCTTCTCCGCTGGTATCAGCGGGCATTGGGAGGAGATGTCGAGGCGGTCAGGATAGTGTTACAGGTTATGGATAAAATCTCAGCCATTCATGGAGTTGTCCCAGACAAATCCATGATCCAAGTGAACAACTCATTTCTCAGCAATGAGCCTGTCACTTTTATAATAGAGAGCGCGAACAATGACGACACAAATCAAATACAAACGACCCCCACTATACTCGAAGCAACAGGCCGCGATCTTCAGCCCTAAAAGATACGCAATAATCGAAGGGGCAACGAAGAGCGGCAAGACCGTTGCCTGTCTTTCATGGATCATAGAACAGGCGTTTCGAGGGCGGGAAGGGCAGACGTTTTGGTGGGTCGCTCCGGTATATCCGCAAGCGAGAATCGCGTTTCGGAGAATGCGTCGCGGACTCAGCCAAACACTCTACACAGCAAACGAGTCGGAACTAACGATCCGACTCATTAACGGCACGACCGTTGCGTTTAAATCTGGAGAGAAGCCGGACAACCTATACGGAGAAGATGTTTTTGCTGTCGTAATAGACGAGGCAACCCGTCTGCGAGAGGAGGCATGGCATGCGATTCGTTCAACCATGACAGCGACACGGGGACAGATTCGCATTATCGGGAACGTTAAAGGGCGAAAGAATTGGGCATATGTTCTCGCACGACGAGCGGAGATGGGAGAACCCGACTGGCACTATGCCAAGCTGACAGCGTATGACGCTGTCGAAGCTGGCATCGTCGTTGCTGACGAGATAGAACAGGCGAAGGGAATGCTTCCAGAGAACGTGTTCAAGGAACTGTATCTCGCAGAACCGTCAGAGGACGGCGGAAACCCGTTCGGACAGCGGGCAATCCAGCAATGTATCGGAGCAATGTCGACCGAAGAGACGGTCGTTTTTGGTGTCGACCTCGCGAAGAGTGTGGATTGGACGGTCGCAATCGGGCTGGACGAATCGGGAAACGTGTCAGCTTTCGAACGCTTTCAAGCACCGTGGGAAGAAACTTGTTATCGTCTCGGAAATATCATCAGCAATACAGGCGCACTCGTCGACAGTACGGGAGTTGGCGACCCGATTGTCGAGCGTCTCCAACGCTCTCTGGGCAACGTTCAGGGGTACACATTCTCCTCGACATCTAAGCAGAAGCTAATGGAGGGGCTGTCGCTCGCCATTCAGACGCAGGGCATCACGTATCCAGAGGGCGCGATCGTTGGTGAACTCGACGCCTTTGCTTACGAGTACACCAGAACTGGAGTGAAGTATTCTGCCCCGTCCGGACTGCATGACGACTGTGTAATGGCTCTGGCTCTTGCGGTACAGGGCAGAACAAGCGCGGCAGGGATGGGCGTATGGTGAAGCTGATCTGTTTATATGGCGGGCATCGTGATTGTCTCGGCTGTGATTGCAAGTGCCATCACCCGAAACAACGAACGAAAATTATGGACAATAAGAGGCAATAAATATGGATGATGAAATACTTAAGGACATATCGATTGATTTGGGAAGAATAGCCCATTGGTTAGAAAGGATCGCTAATCATGGTATTTCAGTAAAACAGTTAAGTGTCGATTGTATGACGGGTTGGCATTCGGAGGAACCTGTTGATGGGTGCAAGGGGTGCGGTTGCGCGTGTCACAATTCTATAAGGAGCGGGCATTGATGTTGTCATGGCAAATGCCACCAGTAGAAACGAAGGAACTGCGGTGCGAACAATGCGGCAAATTGCTCGCAGAAAAGGCGAGCAAAGGAACGATCATCGTCTGCTATCGATGCAAAACAAGAAACGAAGTTTCTTGACGTGTTGTCTGAAAAGCCTCAATATGTAACGTTGGAAGATTGTTCCGAAAATGTGGACTTTGGCATGTTCCCGTAAGCCGTAAGAGGTGGATATGCCGAGTTTCTGGAATCTCTTTAATAGAACGGAAGAACTCAAACAGGTCGACGCGACCGTCCCTCTTGTCGGAGGATACGCACAGACCGAAGACCCTCCAGACAATTACTACAATTATGCCCGTGAAGGATACGGAAAGAACGCTATTGTTTATGCGTGTATCCGAGAACTGTCCACAGCGGCGGCGTCGGTTCGCTATTTAATACAGAAGCCAACGGCAGACGGTGGCTATATAGAGGATGAATCGGGAGAGTTTGCCCGTTTATTATCCCGCCCAAATGACTTGCAGGATTGGTACACGTTCATCGAAAAAGTGGTGACCTATCTGAACATTGCGGGAAACGTTTACGTTCTCAAGCAACGCGACGGCGTCGGCAGAGTTCGCGATCTGTATCTGTTGCGTCCTGATCGCGTAAGCATTACGCCACGCGGGGACGGACGGAACGACTATGTTTACGAGGTCGATTCCAAGGAATACCAGATCGCATATGAAGATATGGGACATCTGAAATTACCAAATCCAGAGGACGATAATTTTGGATTATCGCCTCTCCATGTGATCTCGAAAATCGTTAACCTCGACATGTCGATCACGGATTTCAACAAGGCATATTTCAATAATGCCGGAGTTCCGTCGGGACTTTTGAAACTCAAGAAACGATTAACCTCTCAGGAGGAAGCGAACATCATCCGCAATCGATGGCGTTCATCTTTCGGAGGGACGAACAATCTGCATTCGGTAGCGATACTCGACGAGGATGCGTCCTATGAGCAGATGGCATCCGCACCGAAGGACATGGCAATGACCGAGGTTCGGAACACTACAGAGACGCGCATCTGCGCCGTGCTGGGAGTTCCTCCCATTCTTATCTCTGCGAATGTGGGACTTCAAAGGTCGACCTATAGTAACTATAGAGAAGCGCGGTTCGCTTTCTTTTCAGAGACAATCGACCCGTTGATCACACGAATAGTTCGGTTCTTTAATTTCATGTTAGTAGCAGACTTTCCAAACGACGGCGAACTCGCTGTCGATATGAGCGATTACAGATCGTCTCTCGACGAGGATGACAGCATCACGAACAGAGCGTCCGAGTTGTTTGTTTCCGGTATCGTGTCACTAAATGAAGCGCGGGAAATGGTTGGGATTGAAGCCGTAAACAACGGAGATATTCGACGCATTCCCACGACAACAACCGAGGTCGTTGTCGGTGAACTTCCGTTAGCACCGATGAATCCTATCATTGCCGCACAGCCGCTCGAAGAGTTGAAAGGAATTCAAGCGATTGGAGCGGTCGCAGACCGAGCCAAGCGCATGAGCCAAAGACTTATCGACGAGCGCGAATCCCTGACAGATAAATGGACGCCGGAATATCAAAAATATTTCCGCAGTCTTCAGAACAGGGTCGACGGAATACTTGGTCGAATGATGGAAAGGGGACAGGGAATCGAAGTTATCAAAGCGATGCCGCGAGATTATGCGGAGTTAATTCCAGAGGAATCGGCCCAGCAATTATCAAGCATTCTCTTCCGTCAGTATTCAGACGGAATCGAAGCAACATTCGCAACGGTGAACGATGCCGGAGTCGCCGGAAGCGTTACATATAACGCGACATCTCCGCTGGTAACAGGACTGTTAACGGGCGTTCCAGAGCGTACGACATTGATACATTCGACAACATTAAGAGCGACACAGCGCGTGATCGATATTGCTCTCTCTCGTGGATACACGATCGAGCAATTGGCGAGAGGCGTTCCGGACGAAAACTTCGTCGGAATTCGCTCTGTATTTACCGAGGCAACAAATGTTCGAGCCAGACTAATCGCCCGAACGGAAACGATGAGAACTCAAAATCTGACAACTACACGGATATATCAGGATCAAGGATTCGGATATGCCAGAGCAGATGATCCCGACGGCGATCCGAGCGACGATTATGTCGATCCGGCAGACCCGTATGGATTCACATGTGCCGAGAGGCACAACACGATTTATCCGTTGATAGATGCTCAGAACATAATGGATCACCCAAACGGGCGACTTAACTGGTTGCCAATGCCGCGAGATTACAAACCCGAAGGAGTGCTGGTATGACCGACACATTTAGAATCGAGAAAATTAGCCGGAACTTATCCGAGGTCAAAGTCCTGAACGAGACGCAGGGGATCGTCGAAGCGTACGTGAACTCGATGGGCATCGTCGATTCCGATAATGACATCATCACGTCGGACGCATTCGACAAATCAATCGAGAACAATCTGCCGATTCCTGTTCTCACCCAGCACGACCAATCGAATGTCGTCGGTAAAGTTTTATCTGCGAGCGTTGTTCCGGTTAGCGAGAAAGAATACAGGCTGAAAGCAGTCATGCAGATGAATCTCGAAACCGAACTCGGACGCGATGCTTTTAGTAATGTGAAAGGGGACTATCTTAATCAATACTCTGTCGGGTTCAATATGACCCCAGAGAGTGCAATCATGGAACGAACAACGAGCGGAGAGCATGTTCGGGTAATCAATAATCTTGATTGGGTAGAAACCAGCCTAGTTGTGCGGGGAGCGTCACCCAGCACGGCAACGATATCGGCAAAGTCCGACGATGACGTGACACCAACTATAGAATCAGAACCCGTCCCAGACACGTCCGACGATGAGTCGGATGCCTCTGGCACGGAAGTAGATGTCCCCGACGAGTTGATCGAAACGGTCAAGGAATTGAGGAAAGCTATACAACTGAGAGAGATCGAAGAAATCAAAAAAGAAATAGGAGATTTGTAATGCAATCGAAAGATTTGCGCGACGATGCTAAGTCTCTGGTAACTCAGGCTGAAGCCGCCATCACTTCTGGTGAAGCGGTACAGGCTGAGAAGCTGGTGACAGAAGCAAAAGAAAAATTCGCGACGGCAGATTCTCTTGACGCAACCGCCTCGAAGGTCAAAGAAATGACCGATACGTGGGGCGACGAAGGCGTTCAGAGAGTCCCAGTTGCATCCGAAGACGTGAAACTGTACAAGGCAAACGACACCGGAGCAAAGACCAAGGCGGACTATAAGCCCGCGACTTGGGTAAAGGGAATGCCAGCAATGGCACAGCCGCTCTGGGTGCAGGATGTCATGGGAGACAACTTAAAAGATGAAGCCAATTTCCAGAAGGATGCTTTCATCCAATGGATGACCGCTCCTTCGACAGATGTTTTCTACAAGACAGCTAGTACAGATGTTCTGAAGGCAATGCAAGAAGATACGGACGCAGAGGGTAAAAAAGTAATCTGCCCCCTCAGTTAGTGATAACTGTTGCAAATTCGGTGAACTGTCGGGAAGGCTAAGTCGCAAGATAAGCTAATCCGCAACCAAGCCCCGAACGCTTTCGGGGAAGGCTCAACGACTAGATGGTGTTCTGAGAGCGCAGAACGTAATACATCAATAGTGCCGAACATCTCGAAGGAGATGATGAGATAGTCTGAACTCATGGGAAACCATGAGAGGTCGACAGAAATGATCGATCCGCCTCAAATTTTTTGAGGTAGTAACAAAAAAATTATTGGGATTCTTTGTTCCAGAAGAGTTTATAAACTCTGTGATTCACGATACCGGACTGCCGTGGGGAGCATTAAGAACGGCGGCAACGGTTATTCGTGTTGCGAGTAAGGACGGATATTTGCCGACGTTAGCGTCAGCAACGTGGGGGGCAATCGCAGAGGAAGCCGCCTACACAACGCAGGAGTCCACGCCCGTAGTTGGACAGGTAAATTTCAGCATAGAGAAGTCGGGCGGATTGGTGAAAACCAGCCGAGAATTACTCGACGACTCCGCAGTAAACTTGCCAGCATTGCTGGGACAAATATTTGCAGAGGCTAGTGGAAGATTTGAGGATGTCGGAATCCTAAACGGTAACGACACCACAAACTACCAAGGGATTCTGCCCGCGGGAACAGGCGTTTCCGATTATGTTATGGGGGCGACGACGGCAATAACTGCCGCTGACATATTCGGTATTTTCTATACCTTAGAAGCACAGCACAGAGCTAATGCGACTTGGGTAATGCAATCGTTAATCTCGAAAGAGATCAACAACATCAACGCAACATCGGCAGGAGTGCATTCAGTCAACGACTTGAATACACCTCCGGCGTCGTTTTTGCTTGGTCGACCAGTCATAAACAACGATATTAGTGGCAACGGTCTTAACTCAAGCTTGCAAGCGAACAACGAAATCGCTGTGTTTGGGGACTTCCGAAACTACTACATTTTTGACAGGATTGGTTTTTCGATACGTCGCAACGACTCGCTCTACATGGAAACGGATCAAATCGGTTTCTTCGGAACTCGAAGAGGCGACGGACAAGTCGGTTTAACCGATGCGTTCAAAATTTTGAAGTGTGCCGCTAGTTAATAACTAAAGGCTAAGTCGGCAGGGGGAGTGCAACGGAATGACCATTCCCCCTGTCGTTATTGAGGAGATGGAAATGGCGACAGTAGTTTGTATCAAAAGCGTATCGATCGGGAGTTTGAATCGCGCCTTTCTTGAAGGCGAGACGTACGACATTCCGTCGAAAGAAGCGAACGCGTATACCGAATATTTTAAAAAGAAAGCAACGACGACGAAAAAGAAAACGACGGGGACAAACAAGCAGACAACGACGCAGGAGAATAAATAATGCCGAACCGCCATTCTTACGCGACAACTGACGACCTGAGAGATTACCTCGCTGGAACGAGTTACGCGTCTGGTTGGACGGGAGACGCGGCAACATTGCGACGCATTATCGAAGCGTCCTCCCGCAGAATCGACGATTACTGCGGAGGAGGAATGTTCGGTGCATCCACAGAAACCAGAACTTACGACATAGGTTCTGGAACTTTGAGACAGTCTCCGCAATACACAACCCCCACGGGTTGGGGTGGGAACATATCGCTGGCACAATCCCTGTCTCCGGTGATCCCTTTGGACGGCTGGCTCGTCGAGGCAACGACAGTCACTTCGTACAAGCAGACGGCACGAACAGAATCGGAAACATTAACGAGCGGATACGATAATGATTATCTGCTTATGCCGTACAACTTCGCGCCGAAAACAATCCTCAAATTAAACGAGGACACGGCGAAGTCGTTCTATGGCGGACAGCAGACTTTGTCGATTCTTGGGACATGGGGATACTCAAACGAAACGACTGACGTGACAACAAACTCGGCGGCGATTACAGATGCGACAGCAACATCATTCGACGTTGCCAGCGCAAGTGCGCTGGGAAGCGCAGAGACGATAGTAATCGGCTCGGAGCATATGTACGTGACGTCTATCAGCACAAACACGTTAACCGTCGAAAGGGGCGTCAATGGCACAACTGCCACAACGCACCTGATCTCGCAGGACGTTTCCGCGTTTGTATACCCCGAACTTATTTCCCAAGCGTGTCTCGATATATCTCGAATTACTTTTCGAGATAGAGATTTGGGACTGACAACAACGATCGGAGGAGATCAGCCGATCACCTTACCGAGAAACGAAATCAAACAGGTGCTGACATCACTCGATCAATATCGAGTCGCGTCGACATCGAACGGAATTTTCATGTAATGAATGTCACGATCGAAACCGAACTCAAGGGAAAAATAGCTGATCCGAGATTAAAGGATCAGCTAAAACACGCCATCAACGACGGGCTGATGGAACTCGCACAGATCGAAGGGGCGAACGTCGTCAAAAATCAACTGTATCCGAACCATGGTTTTGTGACAGGTAACTTAAAAAACAGAATCGGATCGGCAGTTGTAAAAGATTACGTGGCACAGATCGACGCGGGGGCGCATCGATACGGATCGAATCTTATCTATGCGAATTGGGTGGAAGGAATTTCGAGGCGGAATCAGGGTTCAAGATTCAAGGGATACAAGATGTTCGAGAACATGTTTCGACAGCTTGCGAGAAACGAACAGGCTTTCCAGAGATACATCGGCGGAGCAATTATGAAGGTTTTTAAATCATGAGCAGATCGGGAGCAATCGATCGAATCGATACTCTGTTGTCAACGATTACCGATCCGGCTTTCGTCTCTGTAATGAGAGGAGAACCGTTGGCAATCGCGGGAACTCCACTGCTTGCGTTCTGGGTCGCAGGGCGAACGGTAACGGGCGAAACGATGACGAGGGACGGATCAATCACCACGTTCTCGATACGCGCTTATTTTCGGATGCAGAGTAGCGCGGACGTCAGAGAATCATTAGAACTCGACGTATGGGATGCGATGTACAACGTCCACGATGTTCTCGCGGCTGATACCGAGTTGTCCGGCAATTGCACATATTCACAAGTCGGAGACGCGCAAGCAGGATATCAAGAGATATCCGGCACAGCGTTCCGCACGGTTTCGATTCCTTTTGAAGTTGAGATATTAGACGACGTTACGGTCGCACCATAGGAGAAAGAGATGGCAAAAGTAAACGGAAATAATATTCGGTTATATGTACAGGGAGACGACCTGTCGGGAGACGCAAACAGTCTCGACGGAATCGGTTACTCCAGCACGATGCTCGATGTCACAACGTTGGACGTCACGGCGAACAAACGTATCACCGGATTAGGATCGGGAACGATGGGAGTGAGCGTTTGGTTTGACGCGGCGGCTGGGCGATCCCATGCGCTGTTCACCGCTAATTCCGGCAAAGTACCGACAACGGATCAGAACGTACTCGTTCCGATGGGTTCTGCTGAAGGCGACCCGTCGATTCACATGGTCGCAAAGATCGCGAATTACGATGTCGATACCGGCGTCGATGCCGCCGTCTCCGCCTCTGCGAGTTTTGAATCCAACACATATACTCCACAGTTCGGGGTGATGTTAACGTCTCATCAAGACACCCACGCAAGCACAACATCTGGAGGAACGGTAGACAGCGGAGCGTCGTCATCAAGCGGCGGAAGTGCTGTTCTTCAAGTGTTCTCGCTTTCGTCTGGAACTGCTGACGTAAAAATTCAGCATTCCACAAACGGATCGGCATGGACTGATCTCATAAGTTTTACGGCTGTAACAACGTCCCCGAACAGCGAGTATGTCGCCGTTACGGGAACGGTAAATCGATATCTAAGATGTCGAAGCACGAACACGTTTACGAATTTAGTGTTTGCAGTTGATTTCGCCAGAGACTAATTAAGGAGGTCTAAAAATGGCAAAAATAGCAGGAACCGGAACGTATGTTGCGGTGGATAACTCAGCAGGGAATTGGCAGGATATATCGAACGACATATCTTCAATTTCCATAAACCTTCCGACAAACATATTGGAGGTGACAGGACTCGACAAGAGTGCGCCGGAAAGGATCGGAGGACTTCAGGACGGCTCGATCGGACTTGAAGGATACTTCAACGCCGCGACCGACAAGTCGCACGATGTTTTCAAAACTCGGACGACAGCGCGAACGGTCACAATTGCGATCGGTGGAAATACTGCCACCAACCCAAAAATGGCGGGAGAATACATAATCGAAAATTATGATATTTCTCTCGGCGATGATCGATCCCTAACGTGGAGCGTAACGTTGCAATTAGCCGACGGAACTGTTCCGACTTGGACTACTGTTTAGTTATGGCTTTTAAACTACGATCGACTAATGAATTGCTGACGTTCAAGGCGCAACCCGAATTGGACGAGATGAAAATCATGGTCAAAAGTAATGTGACCCTGAAGGTCTTTTTTGACCTTCAGGTCTTGTTGGCATCGCAGGACGCAGAAAAAATGCAAGAGGGGTTCGAGTCTTTTGCAACTGACGTCCTACAAAGCTGGGATGTAACCGACGACGATGGCACTTCGATTCCGACTGATTCAGACGGGTTCGGACAGTTGCCATTTACTCTCGCGCTTGCTGTCTTGACGGCATGGGTGGAGCAAGTGTCGTCGTCGGGGGAAGTCTCAAGGCTGACACAAAACGGTTTCTCTCCGTCGGCGGCGGAAGCGATCGGGACGGTCAGCCAATAACGAAGCCGACCGAGTTATCGGTTGCAGAAATGATCGACGGGATGGCACAGCGTTATGGCTGTCCTCCGTCGGTCATTATGGAAGAACCCGTGTCAGTTCTTCCGATAGTTGAACTCGCTCTTATGAGAGAGGCAGACAACCAGAAAAAGATGGAGAGCAAGGCAAAGAGATAATGGCAAACGTCGGCGATTTAGTCGTACATATAAAGGGAGATTCAGCCAGCCTCGACAACGCGTTGAACAGGTCGAGCGACCGCATGAAAAAGATGGGCGGGCAGTTCCGTTCCATTGGCAAAAAAATGATGCTCGGCGTTACGATGCCGATCTTGGGAATTGCTGGTTCAGCAATTCACACGGCGGCGCAATTCGAAAAATCGATGAATCGTGTCAGCGCATTGAGCGGGGCAACAGGAAAAGACTTAGACGCCCTCAGGGATCAATCGCGCGACCTTGGAAGGACAACGATGTTCGCCGCTACCGAAGCGGCGGAAGCGCAGGGATTTCTCGCGATGGCAGGATTTGAAACCAACGAGATTCTCGGCGCGATGCCGTCTATTCTTAACTTGGCGGCGGCGGGGCAATTAGATATCGCACGAACCGCAGACATAGCGTCAAACATTATGTCGGGTTATAGCTTAACGACTGAAGAGTTAGGACACGCAAATGACGTTCTAGCCAAGGCAATGACGAGCGCAAACGTCGACATGGAGATGTTGGGCGAGTCGATGAAAATGGTCGCGCCTATCGCGTCCTCTGCCGGAATGGGATTTGAATCCGTAACAGCGGCGATCGCTTTGATGGGTAATGCTGGCATACAGGGAACAATGGCAGGAACTTCGCTCCGGTTTGCGATCGGATCACTACTTGATCCCGTCGATGATGTTGCGAAAGAACTGAAGAGATTGGGAATCGTTTTAAAAGACTCGGAAGGAAACCTCCTTCCGTTTGTGGAAATCGTCGAACAGCTTGAAAATTCCGGCGCAAACACCTCGTCCATGTTGAAGATATTCGGACAACGTGCTGGGGCTGGAATGTCTGCGATTGTTGGACAGGGGACGGAAGCATTGCGAGCGATGGAACAGTCCTTGATGGACGCTGGCGGAACTGCAAAGGAAGTCGCCGATATTCAGATGCGAGGACTCTCCGGAGAGATGAAAGAGTTTACGTCAGCAATGGAAGGCGCGAAGATCGAAATGGGAAACGAGTTGCTTCCACTTCTGACAGAACTTTTAAACGATCACCTTACGCCTTTAATTCAGAAGTTCTCCGAACTCGACGAGGAAACCAAAAAGTTTATAGTTTTTGGAATGATCATTGGGGCGGCAGTTGCGCCGTTAATGATCATGATTTCAATGTTAATGCCTCTCCTTATATTCTTATTAGCGAACCCGATCGGACTGGCGATCCTCGCAATTGGGTTGGCGATTGCCGCGGTTATCGTGTGGATGAATAAATGGGAAGAGAATATTCAGGCCCTACAAGACCTCTGGGGGGTATTTGATTACAATATGCGTCAGATATTTGGTGCAGAAAATTGGGACAGGATTAAAAAAATTGTTGCTGGCCCTATGCTTGCACTCGTCGACAGTATTCAAGGTGTCATTGATGTTTTTCAAGGCTTATGGGATTTAGTTAACGGAGATTGGTCAGCCGCAATGGAACACTTCAAAGATGCCGGACAGCATTTTTTTGATGCCTTCATGCATGTGTGGGATGAAATCAAAGCAAAATTCGGACTCAGTAAGGATATATTTTTCGCATTAATGGACACGCTTGGGAAAATTATATTCGGCGAAGATTTTTGGGAAAAAATCAAAGAAAACTTCATGTCAGGAAAAGACAAAGTGTTTGAATATTTTTCAGCATTCGTCGATAAGATGACGACGTTTTGGGGCAACATGTGGGGAGCCTTAATGGATCTTTTATCCGGAAATATCGACGGGATGGTTCAACACTTAAAGGATGCGACAGATGTATTGATTGAAGGGCTTAATGACGCGATTGGTGGAATAAATAAAATCAATCCATTTAAGCATATTCCAACAGTTAAAACCTTTGCTGAAAGGGATAAGGAAAGAAACTACAGAGAAGGTCAATTGGGAACGGAAGAAACATTTGGAGCAAGAGGAATTGGCGGTCAGATCGCCCACAGCATGAACATGATGGATCGGTTTGGAGATGATTATTTTGCGCCGAAGCAGGGCTGGCGCGGAAGAGGTGGCGAGGTTCAGAGTATACAAAACATAACGGTTAACGTTCAGGGCGACTCGTATGGGATGGACGACTTTGATGCGAAGGTTTCTGAAGCTGTTAAAAATGCCAGACTTCGAGGCGGATTTCAAGGAGTAATTGACTAATGGCTGATGAATTAAGACATATCGACGTCGGGACTACTTTGACGGAAGCCGAATGGGAGGGAATTGATTCTCATCAATTTCAGGGACAGGCAATCGGAGACACTCTTCATGCCACGTCAACCTCGCAATTATCAAGGTTACAGATTGGCGCAACGGATACGGTGCTGACGGTATCGGGTGGACTTCCGGCATGGCTGGCAATCACTAAGGTTGGAACAATCAGTTCAGGGCTTTGGCAAGGAACGGCGGTGACTGAAGTTTATGGCGGGACAGGACAGACCACGTGGACTACGGGGGATATCCCGTATTCAAGCGGTGCGAATACTCTCGCCAAATTAGGTATCGGAATACTCAATCAACAGATAAGAGTTTCAGCAGGGGGAATCCCTGAATGGTTTACACCGTCAGCAAGCGGAGCATCAGTCGGCTTGGCGGCGGCATTAGCATTATTATTTTAAGGAGAATTAAATGGCGAATCCACCCGACATTGTGGCTGTAGAACATATCTATGGGCAGAACCAGACAACTAAATTAGCGGCACTTACAGCCACATCTATTATGGATGCAGTTCCTACGAATTACACCCATAAGGTCAATATGATAATCGTTTCAAATATTGATGGAACAAATAACTGTGACATTGATATTTATATTGATGAAAACACAGCGGTGACTTATCTAGCCAAGACAATTACAATCCCTGCGGATTCATCTCTTAGCATTATAGATACACCGCTCTATATTAATCATCTTGCAACTGGAACAGGAAACAGATTAATGGCAGTCGCTCAAACCGTTGATGACCTTGATGTTGTCGTAAGTTATGAGGCAATTACAGACGTTGCCTAATTATAGAATCCCAAGCAACAGCGATAATGATGCCAATGGCATATGGAAAATGAATGCCGTCCGAAAGGCTAGGGAAGGTGGCGAATGGCCTGACCCTTTTGTCCCTGCCGCTTGGACACCTTATTATATAAAGCGATATTCTGGTGATACCGTCACCATAACAGATGGAAATGCCGCGGCAACAAATGCGGGAGCGGCAAGCACTATGACAGGCAATTGGTCAATGGATGCTAATTGGAATAATGTTGACGCTATTTCTTTTAATCTTAGTCAAACAGGTTCTCATGCGGGATACAAAATATTCGGAGCTGGTTTTGGGGTCTCAACTTCTTCATGGATGTCATCAGGTGCGCCAACGTGGATGGGAAAGATATATTCAGGAAACGGCTGTATTAATGCAAATGTTATTTACGATACTGGCTTTGTATATCCGGGATATTCAATGGGAAGTGATGTATGGGGAGATTATTTTGCAGGGGTGACTCAAGGGGCATCCGTTGGGGCTTTTCAGTTCTTGAGGTATCCTGACCCCTCCACTCCTTACAGCGGGTCAGGGGCAATGCCACTTTTAAGTTTTGGGTCAACGTATACAATCGCTTTCGCTTATCGAGTTGGAGGAACGACCGCAGTTACCTATAGGGGAAGTACAGCGGGAAATTTTATTGGTGGTGGTGGGGGGGGAAATACAATCACATTAAGTGATGGAAACGTGATTACTCAATGGATAGCAACAACTGGTACATTTTCAGATTCTAATCCTTATGGCACTACTAATGGAACTACTTCTACACAGGGTATATTTCCAGTAATGCCATATCTATTTTTTGTTTAGGGAGAAATCATGGCTAGAATACCTAACACTACTGATGCCAACGGGGTATGGGATTTAAATCAGCAACGCAATGCCGCTTATGGACAAGTATGGCCTCCTACTCACGTTCCGCCTACCCCTTGGGCAGGAGATAGATACTTTAGTTATAGCGGTTTTGGTTCAGGTGGAAGTGGTGGTTACCAGTTACGTTATGAATATTGCAACAGCGTAACTCTTGCAGTTGCTTGGGGATTAAGCAGTACCCACGGGGTATCAATGAATTGGTATCAGCGTTATAACTACACAGGAAAAATGTCTAATCTAACTCGAATTGTAAACGCAGGGGGACTACCCAATTTTGGCGGTGGGTCTGCTCAGAATTGGATATATTACCTAACTGCCGCCACTTTTGGATATTCAACGAATTGGGGAACTGTAGCACCATATGCATTCTATGGGGGCAGAGGTGGAAGTGACGGAACAACAGGAATATATGGAGGGGGCTACAATACAACTTCCGCTGTGGCGGCAAGCACTAAAAATAAAATAACTATTGCAACAACAGGAACTAGTACAGCTCATGGGAACTTATATGGAACTCGTGAACAGGCGGGAAGTGCAAGTGGGGCAACTTATTTCTGTACGTTTGGAGGAAGCCCTTGGAGTACAGGTCAAACAAATTGGGACTATGAAACCTTTGCAACTGGAGGAACATCTGCATTAGCAGGGAACCTAGAAGCTGGAACTCCTAGATATAACTATAATTGTGATGCTATTGACGGTGGTTTAGGAAGTTCACGAATAGTTCTTGCAGGCGGGGCTTGGCAATATGGAGGACATAGTAATGCGATGTTCCACTACACCACAGCTTCATTCGGTGTTGGTACTGATTATGGGAACATGGCAAATGCAAGGGAAGCAAACAGTACAACAGGAAATGGAACTTATGGGGTTATTGCAGGGGGGTCGGGGTCATCGGCATATGAGTCCGGAACTTTAATTTTTAACGTTGGGACATTAGGTTTGGCTACTGTGGGGGCTAACGCATTGAATTATGGTGTTACTACAAACGGAGCAGGAGTAGGAAATCAATAATGGTCGACTTAATTAAAAGAGCGGAGCAGTTAGACCTTGCGAAAGTATACGAACATATCTCGACAGGTTTAGACACTATGACTCCTGACAAGTTAGTGAAAGTGTCAGAAAAAATGGTTGAGATTGATAGGGCAAATAAAACTCTTGGACGCTCACAAACTCAGACAACAAATCAGTTAATGACTTTAACTATGTTGACAGATGCGCCCTATAGGAGATTGCGTCAATGTCTTGCACAAATTGAGGATAGAAGAAAGGCTATTGAATCACAATACTTCCAAATGAGGAAAATGGAAGTCCGTTTAAAAAAGTGGCAACGGCAAGCGGAAGAAGGAGATGAGTTAGCTGAAATCAGGATAGAGGAAACTTTATATCAACAGGAGAGAAGTAAAATCTATTTTGATGGAGCGTTTAAAGAACTTGCAGTTTTTCAGGAAGCATATGAAGAGATAAGAATTAACAACGGCATTCCTGAGAATTGGGACGAGATGGATGCAGAACGTGATGAAATCAAACACCACATTCGTCAAGCGTTTCGTCAGGGTCATAGAGACATGATTTTGCAAAAAAAAATTACCAACGGTAATGCAGAATACTTCGAGCAGTATGGGATTCACCTGCAGGTCGCTCAAAAGATTATCGGAAATTATATTGCCCATTGTGAAGAATTAATTGAAGAAGGGCAGATGCCAAGGGTAACTCATTTATATGCGTTTCTTGATGACATGGTAGAACAGTTCGGGGATGCCCATCAGGATGTTTTGAATCATATTGGGTTGGATAAATTATTAAGAGGGGAATTCCTATACAGAGAGGACAAGCATGGCGATACTGAAATATAAATTAGTTGCAAGGGAAGAACAGCCTCGTTACATTTTTGACGCGCCCCGATTCCGGCATCCTACAGAAATTTCTAGTGACCCCCCAACATTTTGGGCAGTTGGAATAGGACTTGGCGGTGGAACACTACTTACCCACGCAGAACTCTTAACTTTTGTACAAGAGATTCATGGAATTGAGGCTTATAAAATTAATGTAGACCCAAGTGCTACAGGAAATCCTCAAGAGGTGAGAGATATGACTGACGCAGAAGTTGAAACAATGGTTTCGGATTGGTGTATAGAAAAGGCACATACAAATCCCGATGGAAGATAAAATTACAGATGCAGATATAGCGAAATTGTGTGCAGAGAATCCTCTGGCAAGTGAGCAACTTAGAAGGATAGTTGCAGAGCGACAAAGGGATGAACTGAAGGCAGAATTAAAAAATGGTAGTAACGACATATCAACTTCAAGTTGACTGGGACAATAACGGGGATTTTATCGGCACTTATGACGATATAACTTCGGACGTTCTGAGCGTTAGTTTCCGACGCGGTAGAGACTACGCGTCGCAACTAACGGGGAACTCTTCTGCCGGAAAATTTACGGCAATTCTCAACAATGAATCTGGAAAGTATTCGCCTCTAAACGCCTCCTCTGTTTTAGCAGGAAACATTCTTCCGGCGCGGTCGGTAAGATTCGGAACTGGCGCATCTGCCTCGTTTCCTTATACCTTTCCTTTTGATTTCTCCACAGAAGCGCAGGACATGTGGGCGGGCAAACTTCAAACGATTGCACCGAAGCCAGCGTCGACCGCTCTTGCGACGTGTACTCTGGAAGCATACGGCGCACTCGGATATTTAAACGAGTTTATGCCAAAGTCAATAACTGAAACTAACATCCGCACAGATCAAGCAATCGGGGCGATTCTTGATGCGGCGGATTGGTCGGTTACCGACAGGACTCTCGCAGAGGGTAAGACCACTATGACCCGATGGTGGACAACAGATCAAGCAACCATCAAAGCCCTGAGACTTGTCGAAGAAACCGAAGCCGGATTCGTCCGCGAATCATACGACGGGAAGATCGTTTTCGAGTCTCGCGAAACGCGATTGAACCCACCATATAATGCGTCACTTGTAACGTTCAGCGACGCAGGAGGGGCGACCCATTCTTATATGACATTGCGACAGGAAGACCCGCTCGGAACTGTCGTGAATCATATCGAAGCAGTTTACCGAGGATATACGTTCACTTATTTTGCTGATCTCTGGACACTTGGGGACACAGGAGCGGATAGTCCGATGCTTACGCCAAGCGAACAGAGAATTTGGATCGCAAGTTATCCGAACACAAATTCTCCGAACGATGCCATTGAAGTTAACGCGTGGCACGATCTTGTCGCCACTACAGATTACACGGGAAATCTGGCGGCTGATGGAAGCGGAAATAATATGACAACTTATCTCGATGTTGATGTCACAAAGACAGCGACACAGATGATTATTACCGTCACCAATACACATACAACCGATAACGTATTTATAACGCTCCTCAAGGCGCGAGGGGACAGCGTACAGGGAGACGATCCGGTCATCGTCCAAGCGGTTGATAGTGCGAGCCAAGCGATCTTCGGAGATCGGATGCACACAGCGGCAACGGAGTTCATCCCGACACATGTTCAGGCGCAATCATGGTGCAATTATCATATGTCGGTTTTTAAATCTCCCGTGCCGATTTTAACGATGACATTTAATGCAAATGTTTCGCAAAACAATATGGATCAAGCGATAGCGAGAGACATATCAGATCGCGTTACAGTCGTTGCACAGAACAACGCAAACCTCGGAATTAATTCGGAGTTTTTTATTGAGAATATCTCCCATAAAATCGATCAGGGAGGGACGGTTCACAATGTGACATGGATGCTCTCTCCGGCGATTGGTGGGTATTCGCAATTGTGGAAACTCGATCAGGGGATATTGGGTCAATCAATGGTTCCTTCTTTTTAGGAGACGGTTATGGCTTGGACAGCACCGCTAACTTGGAGCGAAACGATGGTCACGGCATCGTTAATGAACACGTATATTCGCGATAATTTCCTTGCATTGTCGACGCACACTCACACGGGCGCGGCTGGTGATGGGGGGAGTGTCCTTGATGTCGGTGGAACTTATACGGGACAGACGAACATGGCACTCAACAGCAACACAGAAGCGACGTTTGTTTGGGCGGGAGAACTCCGGCGAGTAAATACCAACCTGAGATATTACAACGGGACAGATGTTGTGCAATTAGATTCGGACGCGAGTGTATCGATGCCAAGTGCCAGAACACTTGGCACGGGTGCGACACAAGCGGCGGCAGGGAATCATACCCATTAAGGATTAAACATGGCAGACAGAACAGGCGAAGAACAGAAAGCAATCTGCGACCATATTCGAACCGCAGTATTAAGCGCGGAAAATAGCGGTCTAGACATAACAACAGACCCCCCCGAAGCCCTTATCATCACGGCAGATTATATGGGAACGATCGAATTTATAACGAGTAAAGAATCCTTATCGATTAGCGATATGGAGACTAAGTGGACAACCCATTCAAGCGGTTGTTCTGATTGTAGTGGCTGGAGTTTGTAATGGCTTGGACAGCACCGAAAACATGGGCAACCGACGAGATCATCTTGGCGTCCGGTACGGGGTCGCTTAACGAACAAATCAGAGACAACATGAACCAACTCTCTGTCCACGCCCACACGGGCGCGGCAGGAGATGGATCAGCGACGTTGTCAGGAGTTTCGTTTTCTAATATCGCAGGATTTCAATTCGCAGACCAATCAGCAGACCCGTCGGTCACGGGAACGATTCAAAGAAATAGCGTTGATATTCTTTATTTCGACGGAAGTGTTGCAGTAGATTTAACGGCGGCAGACCAAGCGGCTGGGACGCCGTCTCTGCGAAGTCTGGGAACAGGAGCAACGGAAGCGGCGGCGGGTGATCATCAGCACACGATCTCGACATCAGAAACGGCACAGACTGCGCCGCAGTATCAGGCGGGATCAGCTTGGAATGGAAGCGATACGGGGATTTATACGATAGGAAATAGCACCTATGCCGCAACGGGGTCGAATAAAATTCTCGTTGCGAATTTCTGGTATGGCGCAAAGAATACATATGTTCCGAGCGGGACTGGATTCATTGGAGCGTTCACGTACGATCTGGCTTTTATATATAACAGCGCAACCAAAAAAACCGTCAGCGGAGTAACCCCTACAGCCGCTCAAGATCAGAGTGTTGGTACACAGATTTACTCGTGCCAGTTCTTACCAAACGGAACAGCGTCCACAGCTTGGTCATTCACGGCGAATAAGACATCCACCAATGGAACGACATATATTCTGACAGGTGTTGCAAAGATAAACATCATCGAAATTGCGGTAACTATGTAAGGAAATAAAAAATGAGCAGAGACACGGAAGTCTCGTTCTTGCTCAATCAGTTGGACGATTTAAAACGAAGATTAGAAAGAATGCAGAAAGGACAAAGCATGACTCGGAAAATAGCTTCTTACGGAATCGGAATCGGTCTGACGGGTTTGGCAATTGCGACATATTTGATTGTGAAAATGTACAAAGACGGCGGCTCATAAATGGACTTCAAGAACATGAAAGTGGTTATAGCTTTGGCAACTGCTGTTGTGGCTCAATGTTTTGGAATGATTTGGTATATTGCCCAACTTGATTCCACAGTAACCAATAATACTGTTGCTATAGAAAGCCTTGAAGTATTTGACGATACCGCCCTCATAGAAGCAATTGAGAATTTTGATAATCGGTTAGATGACATCGAAAAGAAACAAGCAATTATAGAGAATGAAATGCGTTCCATAATGTCCGACCATTCCAGTTTTAATGACATCCTAAAAGACATGGGACAAAGTGGATATGGAGACACTAGGCAATACGGAAACTACGGAGGCAATTAATGGACATGTTAAGAATGAGAATTTCGACGATATTGGCGATTGCTTTAACAATCTCCTTGATACTGTTGGGAATTGTAGGGCTGGCATTAAGTTATTTTAATCCTATCAATTGGATTCCTTACACTGTTCCCTGCATCGATTATGTCGGTTGTTGGATTCAGCCAACGCTCATTTATTTAAGTTCTGTAATTGAGACGTTAAATACCAATTGGTTAATAACACTACCGACATCTCTCGCCCTCTTCGCTATGGGCTTGCTACAGCCCGAATCCCGCAGGAATATACGTGCCTTTCCTCGCAAGGTTATCTCCACTTATCGAAAGGTCTGCGTCGCACGGGATTGGGTCTTTGCCAAGATAGAATATTTAAATGGGGAATCTAAAAAATGGCGCACCGCATTTAATATCGTAAAATCACCTTTCACCCTCTTGAGAATGGCAGGATTCAGCCCGCAAATGGCTATCACGTTCTTAAGTATCGGGTCTGTTGCCGGAGGCGGTTTGGTGGTCGCAGAGGTAACGCAGGGTAGATCATTTGCTAATGGTGACGCAGGGATATACTCCGCCCCTCTTGATGCTCCAGTATTCGCAGACCAAGAATATAACACCTTGCGCCTAGACTTAGGAACTACAAGTGTGGGGAATATCACGATTGAAAACATCTCGCTTGGTACAGCATACGCAGGCTCTGCATTGCCCAGCAATGCAGGGGGAAATGTGATTTATGTCGGTGGGATTGCGGCATCAACAGATCCAACATTTAACGAGACATATCTGGAGGTGGGAAAGCTGACGATCGACAGGTGGCGTTGCGCACGACTAGATATTAGTAATTCAGAAATCCACAAATTGATCGTCCATGGAAATCTGTCCGACGGGCAATCCATCAGCCCCGTGGCTGGAGTACCCCGCGACAGGGGTATCAATGGCGGAAATCGTGCAGACGATATGGAGACTAAGGGTGGATTGTATGACATGTTAAAAATCACGAGTGCATCCAGCGGGGTAAACGGCAAGGTCGATGTCCTGAAACTTTCGAATATTTACGCGCGCGGTGGGGCTTGTGTATTAAATTTAATTAAGGCAGGCACTATGGAAATAACTCTCAATGAAATCGGTGGTGATGAGAGCCTCGCTACTAAGGCATTTACCATAGCGACATCAGTAGTATATAAGTCATTTTTAAATACCAGCAATATTGAAGTATCAATGCCATTGCCTGCCTCACAATGAAGGCAGAACCATTGTTGACTTATAAATTACACTGCGACACATGTGTATGGTTAGACGAAAGAGAGCGCAAAGCGCGAGAGTTGAACACGGGACTCGATCCGGTGTTACAACAAAGAAAACAACATCATTTGATATTTCATCCGCGATATACAAAGGAATCAAAGGAGATTAATTAATGGAGTTTGGAAAAATACGACCGCAGATCATGGTCGCCATTTTATGCGCGACGATTTTTTCGTGTGTTGGTTTATGGGTTGGGGTTCAACTTCAGGCAATCGAAGTAATTACCGCAATAATAGGAGCATTATTCGGTTTCCTCGCGGGTGTTTCGTTGAAAGTGTTGGAGAACGAGTAGTGATTTTTAAGCCAAAGGCTTACTGCCCGAAGTGTAAGAAAAACAGAAGTCTTCATCATGCGCGATCTCAGGTCGTGCAGATGACATCTGGAACGACGCGAAACGCGGTTCGTGGAGTGTGTGGAATCTGTTCATCCAACGTCTTTCAATTTGTAAAAAATGGTAATATATTGTCTCGGTCGCGGACTTGGATATCCGCAACCGTCGGAAAGCGCGAGACGAAAAGCCCTCCTCATTAACTCAGGAGCGACGGACGAGCTTTCCTTGTTTTGCTCAGTCGTCATAACCTCCCCGTCTCGCGTAATCCTAGATCGAAACTAACTGCCAGCCAGTTCCGACACTTTCGAAGCGATTGTCTCCTTCTAGAACATCAAGGATATCGCTCTCCTCGACGCCCCTCAGGGTCGACACGATGCGTTCAAGTGTCATCGTACCGTTATCCTCTAAAAGAACGTGTATTCGCTCTCCCAGAGGCATGTCCGCACGGAACAACGGATGTCGTCTTGCGTCCATAGCTTTGAACTTGACTGCACCTTCACCCCAATAGATTTGAACCCCGACAGGAGCAAGGGTTTTTCCGAGATTTATTTTTTGATGTATCAACGCAATGTCGACAACATCAGAATTCGCCTGTTGTGGGGCGCGAAATTCCCAAACGGTTCTCGCGAAGTTTCTCCAGACGACAGACCCGAACGGACTTCCGGACTTGTCCTCTTGCTTGGTCGTGTGACCAATCAAGAGCGTTGCAACCTGTCCCTTTGAAGTTTTCAGAGATCGAATCGCGCGGGAGTATTTCGAGGTCACCTCTGGATCAATTGCATTCCCGCCACATGACGGAATTATGGAATCAATTACGACAAGCTGGATGTCGAGTTTGCTGACAAGTCTCCGTATCACGTCGATTTCGCTGGTAAACGGTTCGGCACAGAATCGATAATGAATGTTCACGTCCGGTGATATGTTCATACCGTGGGCGATGAGGTCTGCCCGATGTTTCGACTCGTCGGGGTCTGCCTCCCAATCGAGATACAGGACGTTTCCTCCCGTCGCATTGAGGCGATTTTCGCTGTTTCCGGTCTGCATCAGCATTGCCAAATAAAGACAGAACAAGGATTTACCAACCCCACCGCGTCCGTAAATAATCGTCGGCGAACCTTCGAAAATAAACGGTGACACGATGAACGGTTTTTGGCCCTTGTCCTCAAGGGTCGCGAGATTCAGCACGGGTTCTCCCATGCGGAACCGATCGAGAACTGTAATCGACATTTGTTTGAACATAATTTTCCAGTCGTCTTTCTCGATCCAATCCCCGCCAAAGTCGACACAATCGTCGATCAGGTTTTTGAATGTTGAAAGTAGACCTGCACGTCCGCGCGTGATCATTGCTTCGCTCTCTTCCCTGTCGGCGAATTCGACTTTGATTTCGGCTTTCGTTTCTTCTGATCGAGTATGGAATCTGTCGATTGTCATTTTGATATTTCGGTCGTGCCAAGTGAGCGTATAAACTTCGCCATCAACTTCCATTTCTGGAGGTTGGGGTTGTGCGTCGCTCTGATACTGATACGTCATAATGAAATTCCTCCTCTCTTGTTTCGTTTTGGGGAGCCGTTTGGCTGGCTAGGGGCGCGATAGGTGGGCTTCTCCTCTTTTACCGTCTCGATAGTGTCGAGAACATCGAGGAGCGTCTCTCTGAGAACCAGAGAGACGTCCTTAATTGTGCGCTCCACCGATCGATCCGACTCTCTGCGGGCCAAGTCTGCCTGTCGCAGTTGCCATTGGTAATCGCAGAAAGCCGGAGCGACCTGATAGTCGTGGGTATTACAGCCATTGACTCCGCAATATAGCGGAGTCGTATCCACTATATTCCCTCGTCCTCGTCAGGGAGATTCACGATCTCTTTGAGGAGATCGTTATATGAACCCCTTCCGGAGGAGACATAATCCGAGGACTTGGCAATCCCCAGCCTTTTGAATCGATCCATCGCCCATGCGAGGTCGTGACCTCTGGCGAGAACTGCTTCTTTGAACGCGACTCCGTCTTTGATGTCGACAGTCGAGTCAGGGTCAATCGTCATTGTGCCGTCCTCAAAGACGGGGGCTTTGGGCTTTGGTTTGATCTCCGTGATTGTTGCTCCGTCTTTAACCAGAGAATTAACCATCGGGGACTCGTACGGCGGTTCGACCCACTCGACGAAGTCCGTGCCGTTTGTTCGGGATTGAATATACCCGAACAGACTATCGGACAGCGCGAACAGTAAGTCGTTATTAAGATGAAAGGCGTCGGAGTCCTCTCCCTCATACCATTTTGCCGTCATCGCTCCGTCCTCGGTCATTATCTCCCGCGCCAGCATCAACGCAGTTCGTGCGTTGGACGCTGTCGCTCGATATCTTTCCTCCGGTCGAAGGTCTTTCGTGTAATCAGGAACGCGGATATTGTCGACAACGGAGCGATTAATCACATTGCCGCTGGCGGCTGGCTGATTATATGTGCCTTTTTCCGCCTCTTTCCAGAGGTCGTCCCCGCTGTCTGGTTGTCCTTCAGAATCAATGTCGTACTGGGTGATTTTCCAGTACCAGTTCCACGTCTTTTCCTGCTCTTCCGCTGAAGAATCCACTTTCTTGAGATTGTCTGTCTCAAACTGGCAGAGGACTTGGTCGCCCTGCCTCGGTATTTTGTCTCCGGCATCTTGCTTTGACAGCGTGATGTTAGAGGTGGGGTACTTAGGCGAAATCGCCTTGATGTCTCCCGTTAATTTGTACGCCCAGTCGATGTCCTGAACGTTTGTGATCAAAATTCGATCACGAAAAATTGTATCCATACAGCCCTCCTATGACTTTGGATTATTTTATTGTGGACAGGCTACCTTAACAGATTAAATATAAGCAGTCTTGGATTTACTGCCAAGCGGTCGCCCTTCTGGTTGTCTTTTGTATTCGTTCGGAAACGGGATGTACCATACGCCGTTGTAGTTCAACTCGGCTGAATACTTTTTATAAGCATTCAGCCCGAATCGACCATCGCGGGCGAGTTGGTTCACTCTCGTTCGACTAATGCCGAGTATCTCGGCAGTCTCGCGAGCCGTTCTCCACACGAATTGTGTTGCGGTAGTCATTATTACCTCCTTTATAAACTACCTGATTATATAAGAAAATTAAGCCGTTAACAGTTCGAACGCCTTGGTTCGCAACTTAGTTCCTGAGAACCTGTTCGTCGAGAGAATCGAGTTGAAATGCCTCTCGTTCTGCATGGCTGGATCGGCTACGGAGTCCAGTTTATTTCCGATCGGGCGATAGTAATCGAGATACTCGCAGACCGCGTTATATGCGTCCCATTTTGTAAGCCCGAACGTTCCTCTCCCTCTGCGGAATGTTTGCAGACAAGTCTCATATAAATAGTTATTAGATAGCCGATGCTTATCGTCGGGAGTTCTTGGAGAATCGAAAACGTTCTCGATTAATTTCTCCATGTCGCCATCGTTAAACGGCTGAACTTCCATCGCGTTCACATACCTGTCGAGCGAAGAATAATAATGCTCCGCATCATAGAGAATTCGCCTCGCCGCTTTAGCGTTTACCCCGTCAGCCATCGACACCGTGTGCCGAAAAACCATTGGACTATTTGCAATCGACGCGGCGACAACGTTGGAACAGGCAAACCGAATCGGCAACCAGTTCGCTCGAATACCCTGCGTCGAGTCGTGCGAGGTCGATACTATGATCGACCGCGCTATCGTGTCGCCGGAAGACATCGTCAAAGGGACAGGGAGTTTTACTATCATGAAAACCTTTCTCCCTCCTCTGAACTCTCCGGCCCTCCAAAAGCGCGCACCCTCTTCGCATAGGAGGTCGACAAAACCGAAAGCATCGATGTTGTTGACCGTTTGGTAACGACTCGTGGCGTGGCAGAATTCGTCCTTCGTATCTGTTCGACTGATCGAATAAAAATGCTTGGACTTAATAAATGCCATCCCGTCGTCGTCGTCTCGTGTATAAAAAGTCGAGTTCTTTTCGACCTCCCAATCAAGACCCGCCATTCTTAGGGCATCAGGGACGTTGATAGCGTCCTCGATGTCAGTCCCCAGCGATGCGAGGTTGGAGTGGGAGAAAAGCTGTCCCCACGATTCTTGCTGTTGCGTGTTGAACTGCAACTCTTCGTCTGTCATACCTGTCATATTCCCCCCTTTGGAAATAACTCAATTCTTGCTAATAAAACTTTCAGATTGCATGGTTCACAGCACAGTCCGTCCGTCGCTAGTGGCGCGGGATTGTTTCCGTATCCCCATACTTTTCGATCACATAAAACGCATTTAAATTGCGTTCTGTTTTTAAAGCTGAACTGTCCGACAACTTCGAATCTGCCATCGCGGATATTGTCGTCCCGTTCATCATTCATCTCATGGCTCATAGTGCCTCCTAAACGAGAGAACCGATCTCTCGGCTCTCTCTCATTCAGTTATTTAGACCAGAGGTCAAAATACGTCTCCGTTCCTCTTCGATTCGTGTCATTTCATCGTCGAGTTCTTTTAATTTTTTCTCGATGTCGTTCATTTCTTGGAATGACTTTTTGAGCGTTT